CCTTTAATTCCCATCAAAGTCTCCAAAGGTCTTCAGTTTCATTATCAAAATCTCCTCTCATCTCTCTTAATCTCTGATACTTACTCATCATAGAACACATCATACCATCAGCAAGATCTGGTTCTCTATTCACTATTAATTTAAGCAGTTCTTCTCTCTGCTCGTAACTCATATCACAGATAGATTCAAAAACTATCTCTGGATTAACTGACACTACCATTAAGCAACTCCTTCGTCCATATATCTATATTCACGATCCATACGCTCTGCCTCTACAAAGCCAAACAGACGTCCTAGAGAGTCTAGTTCATCTGAAGTCAACCGACTAAGTTGCTTATGCATATTAGCCTCTGACTGATCCTTCACTATTTTTTCCATCACTTCGATCATCATTTGAGTCGCCATCACTTTCTCCTTCATTTTATATCTTATAATAGTCTCATTTAAAATAAAAATCAACTGTTTTTTTTGTTGTCCCAGAACTTTTTTGCTAATTGTTCTTCCATGCGAAAAGCTTGACGTTCCCATGGCTGCTTTGAGTAAGGTGTATTTGAATAATCAATCTCCTTCCAACGCTGCTTACCTTTCGTCTCTTTCAGTAGACCCTTTGCTCCTTGCATAACATGGACCATCTCATGACATACAGTTCTAACAATAGTCTTATAATCACGCAGATGAGATGCAATCTCAACATAGAACTCATTCTTATCTACATGTATACAACTACCATATAGTTTCTCTAGTTTATCGAACTCTACCACTATATCTAAAGTTCTAAATCTAGGAAGCATTTCATCAATACAATATTCTACTACTTCTTTGACTAGATCTGCTTTACGATCTGTAGTTCCAATAACCGTGATATAATTGCCTGGATGCATATTAACCTCTTTCTTTATTTACTCTCTTATTATAGGAACAAATGCAACTAAAATCAAGCTTTTTTTGTGACAAAAACTTCTTTGAAATCAAGTAGATACAAAAAAAGGTCATAAGAATTTCCTATGACCTTTGAGTTTATAATAGTTTTTAGTAATTATTTTCATGTACGGCTGAGCAGAACCCCACTGGCTTCAAGCTATCTCAGCTATTCCTTGTCGTTACAACTTGCCTCTGTACCTATAGGCACTACATACATGATTGGGAATATTTAGCTCTCTTCTCCCAAGAGAAACTCTTCGAATAACAAGTTAACATCTTCTACAGTTAGATAAACTTGAAAATTTTCATGTAAGATATACTTTGGTGTCCATCCATCAAAACACCCACCTAAATTAAGCCACCTACATCTTTCACTTACTTTCATACGGTCTTTATCTTTAAAGACTATAAGGCCTGTTTGAGTTTCAAATACACCATAACTATTATCTTTTTCGATAACTCTATAGTTCATCATATAAACTCCTTGAATGCTTCTTTAAGTCTTGCTCCAGTATTAGTCTCATCAAATACTGGTCCATCTAATACATCTTCTTGAGCTTCTTGCTCTGCATCAAATAATCTCATCTTAGCTCTATCTACCCCTAATACAAACCGTCTATTAATATTCGGATCACTATATCTATTCTTAAGCTGCTTCACCATGATCTGTCCGAGGTCTTGGAGCTCTTCCGTAGAGATAAGAGCAAACATAAGGTCAGCCGTCGCCGGCAACCCAAACGATTCAGATGTGTCCTCAAGCCCGATGTCTGAGGACGTGAATCCGGATCGAGTAGTCTGCGTAGCTGACACCACTGGCACACTGAATTCAACTGCGAGTCCACGAAGCTCTTCGGCAATCGCTTTAACATACGTATAACTGTTAACATTTGATCCATGCCTCAATCTTGCTGACATACAGATATTAAGATAGTCAATATAGATAATATCAGGTCTAAAACTACGTTTAAGTTTCAATTCATTTAATAGATGTCTAAAGTGTCCAGAGCTTGCTGATGCAGTAGGATATTCTTTAATAATTAGTTTACCTGTAGTCTTATTAGATACACGCGACATCTTCTTATCGTATGCATCTTTAGGCAATACTTTTAACTCATCCATAGTTACGTTAAGTAGATTTGCATCAATACGTTCAGCAATCTTTTCTTCTGCCATCTCCATAGTAATGTATAGAACATTTTTAGCATTCATAAGATTAGCTGCAGCACAATGGCACATAAACAATGACTTACCTACACCAGTACCTGCTAGTGCAATATTCAACGTCTTGTTAGGTAACCCACCCTTAGTAATCTTATTAAAGTAGTCAAGATCAAAAGGTATACGAGACTCCTTACGTTGATAAAAGTCAAAGCGCTCTTCTGCATCTTCAATAAAATCATGACCAATATGACTATCAAACGATACAGCCAATGCATCAGATAAAATTTCTGGAATAGATCCTTTTTGCTGTGCACCTGTCTTATCATCTAATATCTTGATACTATCCATAATAGCATTATAGACAGCTTTTTCCTGACAGAACTTCTCTGATTGATCCATTAACCAATCTAAGTCAGTATCCTCATCGCGAGTAAGATCGTTAATTAGTTCACGAGCATTCTTAAACTGATCTTCAGATAAATTATTGCGTTCACTTAAATCAATCTGCAATGCTTCTTTAGAAGGAGCATTGTTATACTTTGCTACGTACTCGTCTATTACTTCATATACAGTACGTTCAGTTAGATCTTGAAAATATTTTTTATCGCAAAATGGAAGTACTTTACGTAAGTACTCTTCATTGTGAATCAGGTTCGCTAATATCGTCCTGTCTATTGTCACTTACGGGCTCCTCTTCATCACCACCATACATAAACTCTTTACGAGCAGCTGCTTCTAATTGTTCCATAATTTCAGGAGTAAAGTACTTCTCTGGATCACTATTAATAGCTTTACCAAATACCTTAGTACCATCTGGCATTTCATAACGAGTAGATACCTTCTTAATGATACCATGCTGTTCAGCTAGATCAAGAAGGCCATAGTAACGATCAAGGCCTTTTTCATAGCTTAGACGTACTTCTACGGTCTTATTTTCTTTAGAAAGTCTTGACTTATACATCTTAACTTTGACGATATTACCAACAATATCAGTACCATCTTTTTCTTTCTTCTTCGTAAGCATAGCAATAGTAGATGCAGCATACTTAAGTCCAGTACCACCGCCAATCTCTTTCATAGGGACATAAGACCCTACTACATCATATACATGGTTAGTAACTAGCATAGGAATCTTAGCTTTAGCTAGTTTAAGAGTTAATACTCGGAAGGTAGCTTTAATGACTTGAGCTTTCGTCATATCTCTAGTCTCTTTACCTTCAGTAGTATCTTCCATCTCTTTAGTAGTAGATAAAAGACCAAGCGAGTCAAGAACCATCATCATAGGAGGACGTTTATCAGCAGATGTATGCTCATATGTCTCAATGACTTTTAATGCATGGTGTCTAAACTTCTGAATAGTATCAGGCTCAGCAATAATAACTCTTCGAGTATCAATACCTCTAGACTCCATCATCTCTTTAGTAACAGCAGCTTCAGTATCATAGTATACAACGCCACCTTCAGGATTATCTTTTAAGAACTGCATGACTACACCTAGTACAAAGAAAGTCTTACCGGTAGCAGACTCACCTGCAAATGCAGTGATCTTATTATTGGGCACACCCCCATAGATAGATCCACTTAACACTGCATTCATAATATAAGAACCAGTATCGATAGATCCAGAATACTCCGAACTATTCCCACCTTCTTCAAGGATATTTGCGTTATCAACATCCTTGACTAAATCATTTAAAAAATTCACGATGTATATACCTCATCTAGTTTATCTCTAAACTGTTCAATTTTCTTTAATCGATCTGCACCATCCCACTTAATATAATCTTTCTCAGGGTTCTTTGCTAGATTATTGAGCAGAGGTGTAATCATGTTATATAAATTATCGCACTTTTCTTTGTATTTGTCAACCTCTGCTTCTGTTGCTGATGCATGAGTCTTAACATCTTTTACGATATCAAGTTCGTCTTCATCGACCATACTGAATCCGAAATCAAAATCACTCATACGAAAAAATCCTCCAGTGTTGCTTTTTTCTCTGCACTCCAACCTATCACATTCAAAATAGCATTGAGGGGTTCTAGGAATGCTTTGTTAAACTGTAAGTCATAATCAATGTAATTGCTAACATCAAACTCCTTCGGTAAACTTGAGAGGATACTCAATACACCAACTCCAAGTGGATTAGGTTGCAAAAGATAACAGAACTTGATTTTATCTCCGTCTTTGATTCTTTCAAACCTTTTGTTGAGATTATTTTTTAAGAGAAGATAGTTGAATATGAGTGCGCCTCTAACGTGAATAGGACATGCCTTTGGTATATCAAATCCTAGTTTTTCGACCAGATGTTTGTCTTGTCTGTCGTAGTATTTAGT